TCAATCCACCATTCGCATTTTTAGCAACTTCAGTTTGCAATTTACCCATCATATCTTTAGCCATTCCACCACCTAAAGATTTTATTTGCTCCTTCGCATTCGCAGTTCTCTCTTTTATTTTTAATTTTACTATACCTTGAAGTTCTTTTGATTTTGCTTTGAATGCATCAGTATCAATTCCACCAAGAACATCGGCAAACTGAGCTTTAATCGCATCCTTATCAATCGAATCTGTTAATATTTTTAAATCCTTCTGCATATTTTTCATTTCAGTCTTCATTTGCCTACTGGCAAGTTTCATAGTTGGTATCAGATCAGATACCGTAGGACTATCAATTATACTACCTAAAGCAGTAAAAGAACTTTGTATCTTTTGCTGATCAAATTCAATTTGACCAAGTTCCTCACCAAACTTACTAACTAATTGACTAAGTTTAGCTGTGTTTACCTTATCTGCAATATCTTTAGGTAAATCTAAAGGTAATGGAGTAGATTTAGCACCTTCTTGTGATCCAACTTCTTTGTTTAAAAAATATGCACTTGGTGGATTCTCTGAAGTATATCCAGTATAAGGTACAAATGGACGTGTATAAGGACCAAGTGGATTTGTTCTTGAAGGTCTACCAAATATTCCTAATATTACAGGTAATTGTGCATCATCACCATCAAGAAAGAAACCAAATACACTGTCTCCTGGTGTTAATCTAGTTGATCGATACACACCTGCACCACCAGATCCTGCAGTTGATGGTAATAAAATCTGAGCCCAAGGTAAATCCTCATCAGGTAATTCAATTGGATTTTGAGGATGATACCCCATGATCCTTACCTTAATTCTATTTCCCCATGATTCACCAACTTGATTTATTTGATCACCTTGACATTTCTCAGGTGCAATCTGTCCGATCCACCATTTGAATCCATCTCTTCCTACATAATTACTTTTTAATATTGATTCTTCTAGCATTACTTTGATCCGAATGTATCGCTTATTAGTGTTAATGAAGTATATGATCCCGTTGGATCAAAGTGATGACATAATTCTTTAATCATATATAGACCACTTTGTTCCTTATCCTGTTTAGGATTAGGTGTTTCATTAGAATCTGAAAGTGCAAAATTACATTCAATTAAATTACCAGCCTCTAAGTTACTATTTAATGGAATTGTCATATTCATAGTTTGAGAGAATATTGAATTGTATCTCATCATACTTTGAGATTGTGTAATAGAGGGATCTGCATTTGGTGCTTTAGATGCGTTTTGTTCTAAAGTTCCTCTATCTAAAACAGCAGTAACATATCTACTTGGAGTCTCACCTAAATTACCAGGTAACGAAACCTCTTTACCTAAATTTGACGACTTACCTTTATACTGTTCTTGGGTAAATGTCCCTTTAGTTGGGTCTGTATAATCAAAGGTTAAAGGATCAAAAAATATTCTATAACTACTATAAGCACCTCTCTGAAGTTTTCCTAAAACATCTTCATTTAATGAAGTATGATATTTGAGAATCTTAAAATCATTATCAGGACTACTTAATATCACTTCAGTATAATTATATACAGCTATTGGAGTTGAATCTATAAGACTATCAATAGATCTAAAACAAAATTTCGATTTAGTTTCATAAAAAAGATATCCAGCAGTAGCACCAGATTCAGACCCGACTGGAACTGATTTTGATGCCAACCAAAATAAAATAGTAAATGGTTTTCTCATATTACCTACAAAACCATATACATTCTGAGTTGCATCACATACTACATCCTTATCAGTAGACAAATAATTTTTAAATATATCTTTTACAGATTCAGATATAATTAAAGATGATGGAAATTTTTTACCTACCCTAGAGGTTTCATTTGATATCGCAGTTGGTGAAATCAAATTTAAAGTAAATGATTCAGTTTTATTCTGTACTATAACATTAGTAATACTTGAAACAAATAAATTAAAATCCAATTTTACATTATTAACACTATTTGGTTTTATCTTCAATGAAACCTTCTCACCACCTCTCAAAGGAAGACCATTATAAATTGTCTGAAGCTCTCCATCTTCACCAGTTATGGAATATCCCATGTTAACTACTTGCAATTTCGCAGTAATAGTAGGTGAAAATAAATCCTCATAATAGTCAATCATGACAACACCTTGAGTGATATCAACAGTTCTACCACTTGTTGATTCTATAACTATTTCTTCGTATAATGATGGATCTATTGCTGACATTTAAGTATATGCTGTTATTAAAGTTGTTAAGTGTTTATAATATTCATTTGTATTTAACCGTTTAGAAGTAACCCCTTTACGAGAACCTGTATTCATAGGAACAACAGATGTTTGAGGTTCTGCTGAAATAGGAACACTGATGATTTGCCCCCTTCTTTCTGGTGTGATTTCTTTGACAACACCCTTCATTTTAGTTTTTATAATTTTAATGGTATTTTGAAATTCATCAGTTTCAATAACATCATTTATTTGATTAGAAGCGTCTTTCAATTGCGGTTTTATTGTATCACCAACTTGTTTAAGAGTATTCATTATTTGAGTTCCATTTTCACTTTCCATGATACCAGTTATGGAATTAATCATACTAGAATACCCTTTCACCATTTCAGATTCTTTAGACTTTAACTTTTCAGAAACTTCAATAAGATCTTTTGTTAATATGTTAGATGATGGTATTTTTAAATTTTTAATCTCACTAAGAACCCCTTCAATATTATCACTTTCAGGAACCGTAGAACCACTTGGTTTTTCCACCCTTTTACCAAACTTTGTTCCGTATGGATTATCTTTACCCCATTGTCTAAGATCCCTTGCAAATTCTCTCAATCCAGTAACAGTTCGTGGATAATCAATTCTGCTAGGTGGAAGATTGGGAGTGAATTCACCTTTATCAGCATTCATAGAAGCAAGAATATCCGTACCAATCTTTTCAGTAGCCTCTTTTGTTATAACAAATTCACCAGGAGTTAGCATGGCAGGAACTGTATCCTCATTTCCTTCACCAGGAACTATACCACCCTTGTTCATTGTTGATATTATTTCATCACCAGTTTCGTCAGGATCATCTTCCAAAAATTGGTCGGGAATTTTAGGATCAAATTTATCAGCAATTTTTTCTAAATCTGAAGTATCACTAAATCTATTAACTGAATTAACAAAATCATTATTCATGACTTCAATCTTATTATTAATCTCAACAAAACTCTTTTTAGAATTTTCAATACTATCAGCAAAATTAAAAATATCAATAGAATCTCTCAATTCAGTTAATTTTTCCCCCATACCACCAAGGAATGTAGTGATATTCTGTATATGATTTTTAAGATTAGATGATATCTCCTTTATTTTTTTCACCACTCCAGTGATGGATTTTATAATATTTGGTACATTTGAAACTATCCAACCTATTAAAGTTAATCCTAAAAAGTCTAAGATTCTAGTAAAAAATCCCTTGGTAGAATCTGCTAGAATTCTACCCTGTCTTTTGACAGCACCCCCAATACCTTGAGCTTCAATCTGTTCTTCTCTCTTCTTTCTTAATTTATTTTCCCTTCTTTTTCTAAAGAAAGATTTTTCATCTTCTATAACATTCTTTTTAAATCTAGTGTCTGTATTAAGATTCTTAGCAATATTTCTTGCCAAAAAACTTGCTCTAGTAATACCAGATGAAAATCCAGTAAGAGATCTACTTATTCTGTTGAGACTAGATGTTGATCTAATTAACGGTGTTGGATCCATATTATGCTGGAACTACCTGATAGTTTTTGAATGCAAGAAATACATAACTATTACTTCTATTAACAGAAGGTATATTAGGAACAGATCCACCACCTCCACCAGATCCAATATTACCACCACCCGAACTAGAATCTAAACTAGTGACAGGTAATGGTAAGACCTTTGGTGCAGGTTCTTTCAAAGAACCTAAATTCTTAGCAACATTATCATTTTTAATTTTAGTATTCTTTGGAGTAATAGAATTTACATTTAAATCCTCTTTAATATTCCCAAGTGCAATCAAATCACCAGATTTAATACCTAAACTAGGTGATGCATCTGATGCAGGATCTTGGAATAAAGATTGTCTAGTTTGCGTATCTATTACAGATGCATCACTCACCTCACCAATTGAGTTATCTTCATATTTTAATTTTATCTCCTGTGCCTGACTTATTTCCTTATCACCAGTTTTCTTTTTATTATTATCTGGGAACATTTTTATTAAATCTTCAGCTTTTATTCCAAGCAGTTCTCTAAGATTATATCCACCCGTCATCAAACCACTACGAAGTAACAAACTTAAAGGAATTCCAATCCAAGGATTTGTTATTCCCAATCCTGTTATAATTATCGGTGCTCCAATATTACTAGCTAAAAATCCAGTAGTTAAATCAATCGCACTATCTAATGGATTTTTATCAGTCGTTACAAGAGTGTAACCTTCCAATGCAACAGCAACACCATATTCAAGTCCAGTAGGTCCACCTGGTCTAAAACCACCTTTTGTTATACCTGAAGGATTAGATAGGTTTTTACCTTTATTACGTAATCCTCCACCAAACATACCTTTAAACCAAGGTGCTGCTCTTTTTGCCCCTTCAGGGAAAAGTCTAGGGAAAATTCTTTTTATTAAATCACCTAGTCTATTTTTAATAAAGTCAAAAGGTCTTCTTATAAGTGCATTGAAAGTAAATGTTAAAACAGATGCAGAGAATTTTCTAAGACCTCTAAGCAATCCATTAATTGCAGTGGTAAAAATAATAAAACCACCACTAAGTATACCCAAACCTCCAAGTATCTTATTACTTATCTGCTTCATCAAATCTTCATTACCATCTATCATGGATTGGATAAAATCCATGACATTAGATGCTAACCAACCACCTGTTATAATAAGAAAAGCATTAGTTAATGCACCTAATCCTACTTTAAGTTTAGCTCCTAATCTTTTAACTGGGAAAAGAAGAGTATTTCTTATTTTTGCTTCAATCGATTGTTCTCTAGCATCTCTTAAATTTCCATCACCTTGTATTCTTAATCTACGTAATTCTTCCGCTTGCCGTTGTTTATCTAAAGCAGAGTTAACTGCCATAGTTGAACTTATAACTTCTAACGCCTTATTTAAAATAACAACTTGTTGATTTACATTACCAACTTGAACCGAAATACTACTCAATAACGCAGAATTTCTAGCTGATGCATTAGATGATACAGAATCATCTTTTTGTCTTACAACACCACCACCCGTAAATATACTCCTAGAAACTGTGTTTCTAATTGCACGTATTCCTCCTGCTATTGGTGATGTAATTGGTTCAGCCATTTTGTTGCTGTTTTAAATTTTCTTCTTCAATATATTGCTGTAGAAGTGCGAGATAAATTTCTCTTTCCCACGGCATCATATTTTCTAACTCTGTTAAGCTATATTTATGATGTTGCATCAAAGCAAAGTTAACCTTATAGTATGACTCAAGATCTTCATGAGCCATACTTATACGAAAAAACTCTGCAGACCCTCCAACACGATTTCATTTTCCTTTTTTGTTTTTGGATTAGTTACCTTAACAGTATGTGACAATTTAGGCATAGTATCAAAGAATTTTTCAATATCTTTAAACTGTTTTGAATTAAGAGATTCCACAAAATCAGTTAATTCCTTTTTTGTACAATCAGCACTAGCCCAAGATTCATCTTCAGAATAAACTTGATCTACGCATGATGCAATCAACTTAAATGTGTCATCAACATTAACACTACCATCAACATTAAAATTAGTTTTAACGAATTCATCCATTGATGGATACTTCATTCTTAAAGTATATTCACTATCTAATTTAATATCTGGAGAATGTTTATCATTTACCTGAACCTGTATATCATCAAGATTGATAGTAGTAGGAACCTGTGTTTCACCATCATCAGGACAAGTAACCATAACTTCAACCTCTTCTCCAACAGACTTACCACGAATGTTAAGAAACAGGTATTCAATATCAAATGTAGAAAGAGTATTAACTTTCACACCTCTAGTTAAAATACAAGCAGAAAGAACATCTTTAATAGCATTTGCTATTTGAGTACTATCCTGACTCTCCATAGCCATGATAAGAATTTTTTCTTCTTTAACTAAAAAAGGTCTAAATTTAACTTTTTTCTTATTAGAAGGAATAACTAACTCATACGAAGGAGTCGAAATCTTTGGTAAAGGCATAATAAGCTCAGTTCAAGTATTTTTATTTATAGGGGTAATTTGAAGTTTATTTTATCCTCCGTAATATCCCTCACTAATAACATTACCACTAAGAGCATCATTTCCAAAATAAGCACCTGCAGAAAGTTTTGAATTAGGTAAATCTGTAAATGACTTCAGTTCATTATACCTTTCATCAGTATCAGCAACACCTGGATTTATAATCGAACCTGCTGGTCTATTACCATATATTCCAGCAGCCGATGATGATTGATTTTGATTATCTCCTACAGCCTTTGAAAATGAACTTGCCTTTCCACAAATATATCTTTCATAAGCAAAAGAACAACTTGCCTTTAAAACATTTGAGTTCTGATATTGAACTTTTGTTGAATCCAATGCAATAGGAAATAGTCCTCTAAAATTATACTCAAGGGTTTGTCTATAATTTCTTTCAAATTTTATAATTCTAGTTGATTGTGACCTATAATCTGAAGGATAATTTAACTTAAAATTATATGCGTTGTCTATAGAACTTTGTTGTTGAGCACCAGTAATATACTCCATCCAATGTTCTAAAAACTTAAGTGATTTATATTCATTATCAACATAAAACTCTAACTTAATTCTAGTAAAATTCCTAGTATGTGGTATTGTTTCAGTTACACCTTGAAATTCACCATTTACAACTGTTGTAGCAAAAGTAGATCCTGGTAAAAATGCAGTACTGCAAAGCAATCCTATATCACTTGTATGAAATCTATTATCAATCCCCTTTCTTCTCAAAAAATCTCTTAAAGATTGATTATCATTTTGAGTTCCCGATGGAAGACCAAACTCGACTAAGTAATGAGAAGTTTGAGCAACATTCTGAAACTTAGGTAATATTTGAGATATTTTCTTTGGAATTGGAGCTGACACTCTAAATAGATGTATTATATCATTTCTATTTAGATGGCTTACAAAGGAAAGTATTATCCAACTTTTCCTCACAAGTATAAAGGTGATCCTACAAATATAACTTTTAGGTCATTGTGGGAAAGGAAATTCATGGTTTACTGTGATCAAAATGCAAACGTATTAGAATGGGCAAGTGAAGAAATTGTAATACCTTACATATCTCCAGTTGATAATCGTCAACACAGATACTTTCCAGACTTCTATATGAAGGTAAAAGAAACTGA